GTCCTTGCCGTACCAAACACAGCGCACTCTGTCCCTGAACAAGCAGCAGCCCCAAGAGTAGAGCTGACTGCACTCTGAGCTAGACCACCACCAATACCTGTTATCAATGATGAAGCCCAGACCACTCACTGCATAGGAAGCATTGAGGTAGATGGCATTGTCCAGCATGGTCATAATCTCTCCCAGAGCAGGGAAATAAGCTGAGAAGTTCTTGCCAGCATCATACGATGCACATTTCTCATGGGCTGGATACCTCTCTTTCTTGCCTTTGGTGCGGAGTTTCTTGTACGCCTTGGTATTCTCCTCACCATCAAAGCGTTTGATGGCCTCAGTCCTTTCATCTATGTGCTCAGTGATGTGAGAGTTCCACTCCCTGTCCCACATTTCCCTGAAGAACTCAAGGGCAGCTACCAGAGGCTTGCCATTGTGGAAACCTACGACTCTGCCTACAGGATGCTTTTCCTTGACACTCTTATTAGGACGGACAAAGGAGCCATCCTCAAGCTGGAAGTCACCAATGTGAACTCCATCTACCTGAGGAGCATGGGCTAAGATGTCCTCAGCCATAGAGAGGTCAGAGATGCCGTCAGTGTCCTCAGAGGTGATGAGCATCTTCTCAGCAGCAATCTCCATCCCAAATGGGTCAAGCCAATACTTGGTGCCCTTGGGAATGATTGCCTTCTTCCTACATGGACCCATGTCATCTTGTCTGACCAGCTTGGCGTGGATTGCACCACCACTGAGGGTGTAGATAGTGTTCTCAAAGTCATCGGTTCCATCCTTTGAGATTTGAGGCTTGTCAGGCTGAGCAACAATGGTTGCATTCAGCTCAACTCGGGTGTTCTGACACGGAGTCACATAATGGCCTGAAGTACTTCTGTCAAGGTACTTGATGCACTCAATATCCCTTTCGGCCACAAAAGGTTGTGCATTACGGGTGTAGAGACACATAATCGTTGAAATTTGATTGTTTGATTGGTAGTCTCAGCGAGAATCGAACTCACATCTAAGGTTTAGGAAACCTTTGTTCTATCCGTTGAACTATGAGACCATGAGAAAAAGGGAGTGACGGAACTCCCTTACCCTGATGGCGAGGAATCAGGGATTTTGAGGTGCTGTGCTACACCTCACCTGAGAAGGGCAATTGCAATTAGCACATTCAGCAAGAACCCTATCACAGGATTTATAAGTACCCCCTATAGGACTCGAACCTATGACCGACAGATTAGAAATCTGCTACTCTATCCAACTGAGCTAAGAGGGCATCTGTTGTTGGTCCTGAAGGAGTTTAGATTGATTCTTTCTCCAATAATTCTGAGCAGAAGTCCATGACCTCTATCTCATCAAAGCCAAACTCATCCGCTATCTCTTCGGGATTCCATCCCTTACGGTAGCAGTCCTCGATATCTTTCTTGTTCTTTTCCGTGAGCATGGCTTACTCCTACCACCATCCCCACTCATGTGTGAGCTTGCATGCTCCCATGATGAGAAAAATGATGCTTATAGTATTGAGTATGGCATATTTGGCATTGTCTGGATATCTGCTGATGCCTGAAGGAATAGTGAGTACAGTGCCCTTCTCTGATTCATCAGTCAATGATTCCCTCACCTTCATGAGCACATTGGATTTCTCCAGCTGAGATGCACCTACACAAGACCTGAGTTCCTCTTGGCATGCAAGGAGATTCCTGTACCAGAACTCAAGATTATCATTCTCGGTCTTCCAAAGAATGGAGGTGTAGCCTGTGGTCAACTTGTGTTCTTCCACATACTGAATAGCCACAGCCAGTCTCTCGGAGGCCAATTCCACTGTGTTTGCATCGGCAGCCTGCTTAATGTAGCCACTACATTGTTGTTGGAACTGGATGGAGTTCACTACAGTAATGGTTGGAATAATCAATCCTATTACTGCCAACATAAAATAGACGAATTGTTTCATATTCTAGGGTTTGTTGTTTGTTTCTGATTCTCTTCCAAAATACACATAGAGGAACTCCTCCCTGCTCTGTTCCGGAAGCTTTTCGTATTCTTCTACCTTTACGGCGTAGCTCATAGCTGACCAGCCACCATTGGCAAAGACCGAGACAATCTTAGCCTTGCTGTAGATGTCAAAATCCTTGGCCTTTCTGGTGATTACTCCATATCTATACTCACATACACAGATGTTGTGAGCATGACTATTCTTGTCTTCAAGACAGAATGTGCCCCACTCTTGGCTCCTTTCTTTTATTACCTGCTCAATGAGTTCCCCTACAGTCTTGACCTCTGTCTTGACTGTGTAATTTGAAGTTTCGTCACCAAATGGTCCCCTTTCGTAAATAAATTCTAACATTGTTCTTTTGTTTTATAGTTGAAGCCAGAGGAATCGAACCTCTATTCTGGGAACCAAAATCCCATGTCTTACCTTTAGACGAGGCTTCAAAGTTGTCGGGATTACCAGACTCGAACTGATGACCCCATGCTCCCAAAGCATGTGTGCTACCAACTGCACCAAATCCCGAGAAAAGCTGGAGTGAGTATAAAATGTCCTATTACCCGTGTTGTTCCAGCGATGTTGCCCGTCTCACCCCAGCTCTATATTTCAATCATATCTGCCACCTGTCATGAGCCATACCTTGTTGCCCTCTTCATCCTCCCATTCGCTGTAGTAATGGCAATCTCTCCAATCTTCAAATCTCTTGTATGTTTCACATTCAAAGTGGTCTCCCACCTTTATTACAAGGTCAAGTTTCTGTTCATGAACATAGTATGATTGGTCACAATAGATTGGATTACCTGTGGCATATATCTCCTCCATGAGAGCCTTTCTTGCTCCGAAGATAGCATGCTTGCCAACTCCTGTCCTTTTGTACTTGGCATGGAAATCAGCTTGTGATATTGTCTTTGGATATTCCATAATGTTGTTGTTTTAGGGGTGTAGGATGGTCTCGAACCACCGACCTACAGTTTAGAATGCTGTCGCTCTGCCCCTGAGCTACTACACCCTTTCACTATTTGATATTGAGTTGTCCGCTGTCATTCCGTTGCCAAATTTTACTTCAAGGGACTCCATCTACTCCATCAAGGAAAACTCTCGGGAACCTGCATTTGCGATTTACGGTTAGACCATAGACTACAAAGGATAAATGCAATGAGTCTGAGGTGTTGCCAACGACCTGAGGTATGCCTAATGGTTTTTTTTTTCTGTTTTGAGTGGCATCAAACTGTTTCCTTAAGCTTCAACTCCAATATCTCATAGATATTTCAGGCTACTTTGCATAACTTGCAGCAAAGTTAGTGTTGTGTTCCTTGTCCAGTTTCTTCTGAAGCCTGAATCCCTGCTCCCTCCATACCTTTTTGAGGAAAGGAAGCTCAATTCTGGTCCAAAAGTATAGTTCTTTCTCTATCCAAAGGAGTGCTTTGAGAATGCCCAGTATTATGGAAGAGAGGATATTTGATGATGTTGCCATGACGAAAATAGTTATGTTTTATGAATGTTTTGGTTATGATAGGGTTAGGAAAAGGGTTTGATTGTATAAGGGAGATTGCCTGAACCCTCAACTCTCAAGCCCTCTAACAGTCTGAACATCAAGGCATTAAGGATTTCATTAAGGCTATTGCAAATCTATTCCTTCTATAACAAATTCACTTACACCTATGTAACTAAATCATTTACCTTGAAAAGAGAAGGGCAGAAGGAGGAAGGATGACCAACCACCAACTGCCCTTTGGATGTCTGAAGGCTAAGCCTACCTATTATTAAGAGGTCAACAGGCCTGAAAAAGGCAGGCAGGCTTTCGCCTGCCACACCTTAGAAGCTGGCCACCACAGGGGCACCGCCGTTGCCTTCCTCATGCAGGAGATAGAAGACTCCCGTGGGATTCTGCTCAGTCGGAGTTCCCTGAACCTTGGAGACCATAGGTCGCTTGGGGATACCAGCGGAGGCAACTGCACCAGTGGCTGCACCATAGCTGAAGAACAGCTTGCCAGTGTGCGGATTCTGCTTGACATCAAGGCGGTCAACGCCCTGCTCCCTCTTGAACTGCTCAACAGTCTGGGTGGAGATGAAATTGAGATTCTTTTCCATTTGATTGTGGATTAAAGGATTATTTGATTGAAGACTCACAGGGGGTACTGCCCCACTGCTTGAGGGATGGGGAGGGTGTGGTTGGTGTATATCCCCCTCCCGACAATAAACGCAAAAATCAAAAAAAAAATATCAAAAAAAAAAATTTCATTGTGCAACCACAACTTTCTTACTTACCCTCTTGCACAGGTCATTTCTTCTATCTACCTTTGCATCCGTAAGACATAGCAAGTATTACTCCTGCGAGGGAATAAGGATTGCAAGAGTATTATCAGGGGGAGGCTTCTCCAAGCCAACCAGAGAGAATAAAGGGTATCTGTAGCAGGGCACAGGTAATTGGAGCTAGAGATAACTTAGAGTGAGAACTAATAATACATAAACGGGGTCTCAAACTGATAATACTGCTGTTTGACTCAGCAGCCCAGACCATGAAAAGAGGCGAATGGTCAGGTCTCTTTATATCCTGAGATTTCTTCAAGCCAGAGGTAAGAATGACCTTTACTTTACCTCTTCAGGACCAGCTTATGCTTGCTTCAGAAAGTGAATCCTAAGAAAATACTATATCTTGGACATGGAAGAGAAGAAGTTAGTCTGTCGGCCCAGAAGGGTCTTTATATGAGGTGGTTACCTCAGATTAACTTAAACAAGATTGCCCATGAATGTTGAAACTCTTGCTGAAATTCTCAGGGAGAAGCCCTATCTTATGACCAAAAGTAAACAGGAGATAGGTAAGAGACTGCATGTTAGTCCTGACTTGGTGAATCTGGCCAAAGCTAGGGCCAGAGGTGCGAGAAAGACCCCCAAGATTCTTCTCTTTGATTTGGAAACAGCACCCCTCAAAGCCTTCGTGTTCAGCCTGTGGAAACAGAACATAGCTTGGGACCACACGATTACACAGTGGTTCATACTGGCATGGTCTGCAAAGTGGCTCTACTCCGAAGAAGTACTCTCAGACCATCTCACGCCAGAAGAAGCTATAGAAGAGGATGACTCAAGGATACTTACTAGGCTTAGAGACCTCATTGATGAGGCTGACATCGTAGTGGCCCATAATGGTAACAGGGCAGATATACCTTGGATGAACACCAGATTCATTCTCAACGGCCTTACACCTCCTTCTCCTTATTTCTCAGTGGATACCTGTGAAGTGGCAAGAAAGAACTTCGCTTTTTCCTCAAACAAGCTGGATGCCTTGGCAGAGTACTTCGGGATACCCCACAAAATGGACACTGAATTTGACCTTTGGAAGAGGTGCACTGAAGGGGATGAGGAAGCCCTTAAGTACATGAGCGAGTATAATATAAAGGACACTCAGATACTTGAGGAGGTTTACCTCAAGCTGAGACCTTGGATTAAGGGCCATCCGAACTGTGGCAATTTCATCGAGTCAGAGCTGCCTGTCTGTTCCATCTGTGGCTCCAAGAACCTCACTCCGCTGGTTGGGCAGTATTATTATACATCTGTCGGGAAGTATGAACTGTTCAGGTGCAAGGAGTGCGGAGCAGTATCCAGAGGAAGGGTGAACCTGAGGAGAAAGAAGGTCAAAACGGTGAGTGTTGGTAAGTAATAGTAAAATTTTGTGAAATTTTTCGTAAAATTTTACGATTTTTCTTGCAAGAGTCGGGGATTCTCCCTACCTTTGCAAGTGAAGGGGATTTAGCTCAGCAGGTAGAGCAGGTGGCTGTTAACCACAAGGTCAGGGGTTCAAGTCCCTTACTCCCCGCTATGGGTATTTATAATGAACATGTCAGGATACTGTCTCCTCTGGCAGCCCAAGATGCTGAAGAGCAGATAGTTAAGAAGATTAAGGAACTCAATGCCATACAGGAAGAGATGTATGGCCTTACAGAGAGAAGGAATCAGCTTGAGAAGGAGTGGGAGCAAGGGTCCAAGGAGCTGATGAAATTCAGGGGAGTTCTCTTTGACTTTGTAGAGGAAGAGAAGGCCCCAGCTCCAGAACCAGAAGAGAAACAGCAGGTCAACATATTGCTGCTTGGATTGACACCACATTGATATGATTCCAATTCTGAGGACAAGAAATGTCCTTGCAGTGATTACAGGGAGCACGATATTTGCCATTGCACACTATATATAAGGAAATGAACGAGATGGGCTTTTAGTGATAACGGCTAGCACGGTAGCTTTGCAAGCTTCAGGTAGGAGTTCGATTCTCCTAAGGTCCACATGATTAAGAAAAAGATTACAATACCTCTCTACAGCTACGATATGTGGCTGGTCAAGCTCTCCCAGAGTGACTATAAGAAGAAGGTAAGGCTTACTACGGCCAAGATAGGTCTGAAGAGTAAGACCATTGACCTTGATGAGGAAACCTGCAAGGAGATAGATGAGAACATTGAGAGTGGTGACTACAATGGTGCAATCACCTGCCATAGAGGAGGTCATCGGAAGCTTGTGGTTTTCTTCTACCCTATCACTGATGAGGAGAAAGCAGTTGAGATATACTGCCATGAGAAAAGACATGTTGAGGACTACATTCTGAAGTTCCTCGGCATAGAGGATGATGAGGCGGCAGCTTATCTGGCTGGCTATCTGGGTAAGGAATTTTGGAAATTCAGAAAGAAATAGTTATGAGCTGGTTAACTGAAAGTAACAGAATGAAGCACTTCCTTTGTGCTATGCCCATTGGGTTTGTATTCACCATCCTCGCAGTTCTTGGCTGTGCTACTGGCATGGAGTTCAAGGACAGGCAATGGGGAGGTAAATGGGATTGGCTGGATTGGCTTGCCACTATGCTCGGCGGCCTCATTGGTCAAGTCCTTCAGGCTTTGGTGATATTTGTTTTCATCACATATTGTTAATGGCCTAGGCAGGGGGTTAAACCTGCCAACATGGGGAATTGGTGGAATGGTAAACACGGTTGCCTCAAAAGCAGCTGCCACAAGGCTTGGGGGTCCGACTCCCTCATTCCCTACAGCTATGAAGATAATCTATAATAAGGTGCTGCCCTTCAAGGGCTTCTTGGCCATCAACCTGTTTGGTGTGCTCTTCGTAAGGTCTGAACTCAAGGACAAGGTGACTGAGCAGACCATCAATCATGAATCCATCCACACTGCCCAGATGAAGGAGCTTCTCTGGGTGTTCTTCTACCTCCTGTATGTGCTGGAGTGGCTCTACAGGCTTGTGTTCCACACCAAGACTGCCTACAGGGGCATCTCTTTTGAGAGGGAAGCCTATGACAATCAGGATAATCCTGAGTATCTGGCATCCAGAAAGCCCTATGCTATGTGGAGAAAGTAGAAAATTTCCAAAAAAAAAGTGAAAATATTTTGGTATTACAAATAAAACACTTATATTTGCACCATGAACAAGAAACAAATGAGTGCTGAGGAACTTAAATGGCAGGCAGAGTCTGATGCCAGAACCTTGGCAGAGTATCAGGAAATCGTCAATGACAAGCCTAGGCTCAAGAGAGCTATGGATGCTGCCCAAAAGCAGATTGACAATCTGAAGGAAAGGGCAGATGCCTTGGGCAAGAGTCTTACTGGCTTGAAGAACAATAAGCCTTCTTAGCTCAGCTGGTAGAGCAACTGATTTGTAATCAGTTGGTCGTAGGTTCGATTCCTATAGAAGGCTCATACTGTGGGGTGGAGCAGTGGTAGCTCGGGTGGCTCATAACCATCAGGTCGCAGGTTCAAATCCTGTCCCCGCAACAAATTTGGAAGAATATGGAGAAGAAACTTGATGCCATTAGCAGTCCAGTACTGGCTAACATAATCAGGGAACTCAATGACCTCTCAGTATCCAGAGAGGACTTGGTAAGTGTTCTGCTTACCCCCCAAGGAAAATATGTAGCGGTGTTTTACAATAGTGGGCAAACGCCCTCTGTGGAGGAGGGATGAGTATGACTACTGAGGATTTCAATGCAATTCCAGTATTCTATTGCAAGGATTGCCTTTCCCTCAAGATTATAGCAATGGATGACATTGACAATGAGGAGGCAGGATTCTGCGATGAATGTGGGTCCACTGATTTAGGACAAGCCACCATTGAGGAGTGGCAAGCTATGTACAAGGAGAAATACGGTACAACATTTTAATACAAGTATTATGGAAGAGAAAAAGAACCCGAATGCTGCCCCGCAGCAAAAGCTCACTTATGAGCAACTTGAGGCTTATGCCACTCAAATGACTGGCCAGCACAGGCAGATGCAACAGGAAATCATGCACCTCAGGCAGGCCCTTGACAATGCTAACAAGGCTAATCTCTATCAGGAGATTCACTTCGCCTTCAAGGTTGTGGAGTTCGCCCACATGTTTGATGATGCGTTTGTCAAGAAGGTGGTCAACAAACTTCAGGAGCTGCTTGAACCTGTGGAGACCCCCAAGGAGGAGGCAGCCCCCGAGACTCCAGCTGCTCCAGCTGAAACTCCAGCAAGTCAGGAACCCAAGGAGGAGTAAGAGCTATGGCTGAGGGGAAAGGGGTAACCAAAGGTATAAGGATACCCACTTCGCTGAATGGCAACTTCTTTAGGCTTTGGTTGGAGTTCTTAGCTCCTTTCCACAACCTCTCCCCTAGGGAGCTTGATGTCGCAACAGCGTTCCTCAAGCATAGATTTGAGTTGAGCAGGGCCATCACAGATGCAGCCCTGCTTGACCAAATCACAATGAACGAGGAATCCAGAAGGAAAATCAAGGGAGACTGCAATATCTCTGATGCTCATTTCCAAGTGATTATGGGCAAGCTCCGCAAGAGCAGGTTTATTGAGAACAACAAAATCAATCCTAAGTTTATTCCAAAGGGTATCCAAGATGGAGACGGGAACTTCAAGCTTTTACTCTACTTCGACTTCAGTTCAAAAGAGGCTGAATGAGCTGTCCAGAGAGCTGTCCTTGCCTCCAACAGTTATAGCCAAGGTGTATAAAGCCTATTGGCTGTTCATACGAAAGCACATTGAATCTCTTCCTCTCAAGGAAGACCTCTCGGAGGAAGAGTTCAAGGCTTTGTCGGTAAACTTCAACCTGCCCAACTTGGGTAAGCTGGGATGCACCTACAAGAGGTATCTCGGCATGAAGAAGAGAAATAAGAACTTTTCACAGTATGTTAGCAATAAAGAAAGTTAAACCTTTGTTCACCAGCCTGATTGTCACCGCAGAGGTGTACACTGAGGCAGACTTTGAGGGAGCACTCATCAGCAAGAACCTCAACAGCCTCAAGGAATACCAAAGAGTGGTGGCCGTAGGCCCTCTGGTGAGGGACATCAAGGAAGGTGATATGGTAGTTATCAACCCCTCTGCCTATGCAGTGAAGAAACATCTGCCCGGCAGCTTGAAAGATGGAGTGATTGAGGATAATCCTGTGGTCACCTACAACTTCAAGCAAGTAGAGATTGAAGGTGTGAAACACCTCCTGCTTCAGGACAGAGACATTGAATATGTAGTGGAGGATTACAAGGAAGTCAAGGAGTCAGTCAAAATCTCCACCCCACAGCAGTCCCCGCTTGTTCAACCATCCAGTGGATTGATTCTGCCTTAAGGATATGCCTGTGGGAGACCACAGGCTTTTTTTTTGCGTATGATTAGATTATTCAAATATGAGGGCTACACGGTTACTATTGAGCCTGAGGCCCTGATGCTGGCCCCATTCAAGGCCATCTGGCAGAGGGACAAGTCCAAGGACAAGTCCAAGGCCATGCAAGAGCTTGCTTTCATCTATTTCATGGAAGACCCCAGAAGTGACTACCAGTATCTGGTGGATGAGGAGGTCAGGGCCAGTGAAATCAAGAAAGGTGAGGGACTGCCTGAGAATTGGAAGCCTGACAAGGTAGTGCAGAGAGCCATTGAGTTCTACAGAAGCTTTGTGCCAGCATCTGCTGGACTGCTTGAGGACACAAGGTTCTTTGTCAACTCCCTGAGGAAGGAACTCAGGACCAGAGCAGGTGAGCTGAATGGTCTTGACATGAAGGAACTGAAGTCAGCTATGGAGCTTATCAAGCAGGTTCCTAACCTGTGTACTGAGCTGGATAATGCAGAGAGGACTCTGGCTCGTGACATTCTGCAAGAAGCCAGAGCAAGGGGTTCCCAGACTAAAGCATTGTACGAAGATGAAGCTTAATGATGTATTGGAGGCTTTCAACAAGTCCCTCGACATTGAAAGGAAGGAAGGGGGTGTAGGGCATTTCATCTCTGTGGAGAAGAGCAAGAAGCTCTTAGGTAATTACAGGGAGTTCACTGTCATCATATACTATGTGAACAGTAACAAGGACACCATTCCCTTCGTAGTTGGCCGTAGGATTGAGCAGCTTGTGGTCCCAGAAGAGGTACTCATTGCCAATATTGAGGTGGAAGCCCTCTGCACCTTCTTCTCTGCCATCAGGCAAGGAGGGGACTCACTCCATGACCAACTAGTAACTGGTTCTTACGATGGACATTAGAGACGATTTTGTTATACCAACCAATGAGTTCCAGACAGCCATAAACAAGGAGCTGCTTGACAGCCTTCCAGAGGAGGTAGCTGAGCAGCTTCTTGACTTTGTTGGCAGTGTGGAGTTCATCAAGAGGCTCATCAGTCCTGACAGAAAGAGAGCAAAAGACCTTCCAAGGGATGACAAGGGGAGAATCATCGTGGACATCTCCAATCCACACATCCTTGAGGACATGGATTATTTCAGGCCGATGGCCTTACACTTCAAAAAGTATGGTACATACACATTCCTCAGGCCAAATCCAAACCCCAACAGTGAGTACAGAAAGCTGTTTGACCGTGAGATAAAGAGGTGTAGGGAAGGCTTTGTCAGGGAATCTGACGGAGAGTGGGTCACAGGGTACATGTATTGGTACATGAACTATTGCCCCATCATGCTCACTTCCATCACAGAGGGTGAGAAGAAGGCTGCCCGTATTGAGGACTTCCCAGAGACTTGGGAGGGCATTTACTGGAGGTTCCACTACCTTGACCAAGCGAGGAATGCTGGTAGCCATGCCATTGAGCTGGCAAGGCGTGGTTGCTCCAAGTCCTACAGTCTTGCAAGCATCATGGCCCACAACCTCATTCTTGGTGAGAATGAAGAGGTGAAGAGGAGGGTCACTACAATCCTTACTGCCTATCAGAAGGAGTACCTGTCTGACAAGGATGGAACCCTGTCCAAGTTTGAGCCTATGATTGACTTTGTGGCAGAGAACACAGAGTTCCCGAGGCTCAGGCTCAGGTCATCCTCTCAGGACATGTTCTGGCAGATGGGCTATCTGGATGAGAATGGTAGGAAAAAAGGCTCACTCAACAATGTGATGGGTGTCTCATCCAAGGATGATGAGGGCAAGTTGAGAGGTAAGAGAGGTTATATCCTGTTTGAGGAGATGGGTTCCTTCCCCAACCTGCTGAGCATCTATGACACTGTGAAGTATGGTGTAGAGGAAGGCGATTACACCTATGGCCTCATCTACCTTGTTGGTACTGCTGCTGAGGATGCCTCTGACTTTGAGTCTGCCAAGACACTCCTGTATAGTCCTGAGGGTTACAACATATACAGCATCCCCAATGTCTTTGACAAGCCCAAGCAGGGGAAGTCCAGCTTTGGGTTCTTCTTCCCCAGCTATGTCAATCGTAAGGGCTGCTACAACCATGATGGTGTGTCTGATGTGGTCAAGGCACTTGTGCAGATTCTCACGGCCAGATACAAGGCCAAGTACAGTGCCAACCCCAATTCTGTCATCAGGGTCATAGCCGAGATGCCTATCACCCCAGCTGAGGCCATCATCAAGGTCAAGAAGGCGTACTTCCCCACTGTGGCCCTACAAGAGAGGCTTACCCAGATTGAGCAAGACCCCAAGGCCTTCGATGATGTGGCTATCGGAGAACTTGTGCAAGACCCCAAGACCAATGAGGTGAGGTTCAGGCCCACTGAGGATACCCCCATCAGGAAGTTCGGGGTGCCCAATACCACCCAAGGGGCACTTGAGATATTCGAGATGCCAGAGAAGAATTCGCAGGGAAAGGTCTATGACAATAGGTATATCATAGGACACGACCCTGTGGACAATGACCAAGCTGAGTCAAGTTCCCTGTCATCCACCATTGTGCTGGACCTGTTCACAGACAGGATAGTGGCAGAGTTTACTGGCAGGAAGCTCTTTGCCAATGACAACTATGAGATAGTGAGGCTGCTCTGCCTGTTCTACAATGCCAAATGCCTGTATGAGGCCAACAAGAAAGGTATCTTTGCCTACTTCAGCACTATGCAGTGCACACACCTGCTGGCAGATACTCCAGAGTACCTCAGGGAGAAGCAGCTTGTCAAGTACAGCTCCTTTGGCAGCAACAGCAAGGGTGTCAATGGCCTTGCAGCTGTGAATGACTATGCCAATCGTCTGATTAGGGACTGGCTGCTCAAGCCTGTCAATGTGGTCAGGGAGGAGAATGGAGAGCAGAAGATATTCACAGTTCCCAACCTCTCCTTCATCAGGAATCAGGCATTGCTTGAGGAGCTGATTGCCTTCTCTCCTGAAATCAATGTGGATAGGGTGAGGGCACTTGGTATGGTCATGTTGTACAGGGAGGAGAAGGTCATCTTATATAGGGATAACCTCAATGCAGAGGCTCGTGAGAAGGCCTCAAAGAGTTATTTAGGTAATGATGACTACTTTACTAGGAACTATAATAGCAGATTTGGTGGACCTGCTTAGTGAAATAGGCATACAACGGTTAATAATTTGCTTAGTTCGTTGTATGCCTTAAATATTTTATTTATCTTTGCCTCACAAATTTATGTAGTATGGGTTACGGAATGATTCATTTACCGCCCCAACAGATACCCTTCAGCAAAAAGACGAAGGAGTGGAGGAAAAAGCATCTGGATTGGGCAGATGGCAAAACATTCTTCAACTATAGTCCTGTTAGGAACTCGGTAATACATAAGAAGATAAACTACGATTTGCTGGATGGTACTCTTCACATGGCTGACCTTGAGAGGATTATCAACCCTGAGCATATCGTAGAGAAGACTACGCCCACTGAGATTCAGCACTATCCCATCATGAACAGCAAGCTGAATGTCCTCAGGGGGGAAGAGTCCAAGAGGCTCTTCGACTTCAGGGTAGTCATCACCAATCCTACTGCAATAAGTGAGATTGAGAACAACAAGAGGAACGCTGTCTTTCAGGAACTCCAGCAGCTTGTTGCTGACCAGTCACAGACAGAGGAGGAGTACTCAAGGAATCTGGAGAAGATTGCTGACTACTTCACCTATGAGTGGCAGGACATGAGGGAAATCAGGGCCAACAGTGTTCTCAACCACTATGCAAAGGAGTACAACATGGGCCTCCTGTTCAATCAGGGGTTCATGGATGCCATGACTGTTGGAGAGGAAATCTACCAATGTGACATCAGGGGTGGAGAGCCAGTCATTGAGAGGGTCAATCCCCTCAAGATTAGGGTTTTCAAGTCAGGTGCCTCAAACAAGATTGAGGATGCTGACATCATTATCCTTGAAGACTATTGGTCCCCTTCCAAGATTATTGACACTTACTATGATGTCCTCACAAAGAAGGACATAGAGTACATTGAGACTGCTCCAGATGAGATTGGTGACAGTGCTACAGACTCTATGGACAATGTGGATGAAAGGTATGGGTTTGTCAATACCCACATGGTATCTGACGAGATTGGTGGAGACGAGTTTCTTTTTGACCCCCTCAACCTGTTCTCTGATGTGGGAGGTTCCCTACTTCCTTTTGACACCGCAGGTAATCTGAGAGTGCTCAGAATGTACTGGAAGTCCAGAAGAAGGATTAAGAAAATCAAGAGGTATGACCCCCAGACAGGTGAGGAGACCTTTGGCTTCTACCCAGATAGCTATGTCACTGACACTGCCAATGGTGAGGAAGAGACCATCTACTATGTGAACGAGGCTTGGGAAGGCACCAAGATTGGCAAAGACATCTATGTCAACATGAGGCCAAGGGTTGTCCAATACAACAGACTGACCAGCCCAAGCAGATGCCACTTTGGTATTGTGGGTAGCATCTACAACCTGAATGACAGCAAACCTTTCAGCCTTGTGGATATGATGAAGCCCTACAGCTACCTGTATGATGTCATCCATGACAGGCTGAACAAGCTCTTGGCAAAGAACTGGGGCAAGATTATCACCCTTGACTTAGCTAAGGTTCCAGCTGGCTGGGACATTGACAAGTGGATGTACTATGCCAAGCACAACAACATAGCAGTTGTTGACTCTTTCAAGGAGGGTAACATAGGTGCTGCTACTGGCAAGCTTGCTGGTGCACTCAACAATGCCTCTAATGGTGTGATTGATGCTGAGCTTGGAAATGTAATCCAGCAGTACATCAATATCCTTGAGTTCATCAAGATGGAGATGTCTGAAGTAGCTGGTATCACTCGCCAGAGGGAAGGTCAGGTAAGCAACAGGGAGACTGTAGGTGGTGTTGAAAGGGCCACCCTCCAATCCAGCCATATCACAGAGTGGCTCTTTGTGGTCCACGATGATGTCAAGAAGAGAGCTATGGAATGCTTCTTGGAGACTGCCAAGATTGCCTTCAAGGGCAACCACCTCAAATTCCCTTACATTCTCTCCGATGGCAGCAGGATGATAATGGATATTGATGGGGATGAGTTCTCTGAGTGTGACTATGGTCTTGTGGTTGACAACGGCAATGGTGTGCAGGACCTCAACAGCAAACTTGACACCCTTGCACAGGCTGGTCTCCAGAACAGGACTGTCTCTTTCTCCACTATCATGAAGCTCTACACCTCCTGTAGCTTGATTGAGAAGCAGAGGCTGGTAGAGAAGGATGAGAAGGAAATCAGGGAGAGAGCAGCTCAGGCAGAGCAGGCAGCGGCACAGCAACAGGCTGAGACTGAGCAGCAGAGACTCCAAGCCGAGATGAGCCTCAAGCAGGCTGAGATGGACCTCAAGGACCAAATCAACAGGAGAGACAATGAAACCAAGCTCCTGATTGCTCAAATGAGCAAGGATACTGATGATGGTATCAAGGAGCCAGCTTACTCCCAAGAGGCTAAGGATAAGCTCCAAGAGCAGATGAGGGAGTTTGACAGCAGGCTTGCTCTTGACAAGGAGAGACTCAAGCTTGACACCCACAAGGTTAATGAAGAACTTGCCATAAAGAGGCAAAAAGACAATAAAACTACAAAATAGCGATAGAGTATGACTAATCTATTCACTGTAGAACAGATTCTTGAAATCAGAGAGAGACTTGCCCAATTGGGAGCCAAGGACACTGAGTTCCCAAAGGCAGCTCTCCCCCTCAATGGCAAGGAAGAGATTGCTCTTGTCCAAGAGGGTGAGAACAAGAGGGTTGCCCTTGAGGAGTTCTATGAGGAGTTTGCTACCTACATAGACAAGTCTGAGAGGGTTGACTTCTTCAATATTTCAAGGTATGTTCAGAGAATGAACAACTATGCTGAGGTAGCCAGACTCACCCTTGCTGAAGCTGTAGAAGCCTGCCCAGAGGATGTCCAGAGGGCAGGACAGACCATCACCTTCATGGATAACTCCGATGAATGGGAGGTTTGGCAGTATGCTGGCAGCACTCCTGAAGATTGGTCTGACACTGCAACCAAGTGGAAGGCTATCCTCAGGTCTGATGATGGTGGCTTTACCTTTGACTGTGACATCAACAGTGTCTCCTTTGGCCAGACTGCCACTGCACAACTCTCCTTTGAGACTGTGGATGGTGGCCCTGCCAGCAAGGTTGATGTATATGTGAACAATGTCCTCCTCAGGACTTACTCCAATGTATCCACCTTCCACCTCTCTTATGAGGTTACAGGTGCTACAATCTTCAAGGTGGTGGCTGTCCAATATGGCTATACCCACACGGAGACCAAGGAAGTGGAGCTTACCTACACTGCCTATGTGGGTAGTGGAAGTGCCATCAATGAGATTATGGTTCCTGCCAATGCAAGGCAGGTTGCTGCAAATGTGAAGTCTGCCTTCGATGTGACTTTCTCTGCTACAAACTACCTGTATATCATTGCTCCTTCCTCTGTGGCCATTGGCCCTGTCACGATGAGTGGCTTTGAGGTTCCCATGAAGGAACCCCTCATCAGGACAATCAATGAGGTGGAGTATGCAATCTACCAGAGCAGCAACACCTATGTTGCTGGAACACACTCCTTCGTGGTTGGCAACTATGCTGGCTCTGATGTGGAGATGCTCCAGAGTATGCAGACAGATATTGCTGGTCTCCAAACTCTTGTAGGCCAACAAGAGAGCGACAACATAGAGCAGGAGCAGGCCATCAATGCTCTCCAAGAAGGTGTTCATGCCCTTGAAGAGACTGGCTCCAACACTGCTGATAATGAGGACATTATAGTTACTGATAGGAAATACAAGTTCTCCAACAAGGGCTATAATGTTGACAGCTTCAGTGGTCTGGGAAGAATCTGGCTGAGAAAGAATCTCACTGTGGTTACAACCCAGCTTGACCCCAATACCACTGTCAGCAAGACTATCAACTTGCTCACTCAGAACATGATTTCCAACACCAACACCATCTTCATCCTTCAGTATGACTATGACCTCAATGGTGGTGAGATTACCCTGCCTGAGGGCTGTATCATCAAATTTGAAGGTGGTAGTATCAACAATGGTACACTGAATCTCAATGGTGCAGTCATCCTTGACAGCTACAACAGGTTCAGGAAGACTGACTTGGTGGTGACTGGTATGCCAGCAGCTGGCACATTCTACTTCCAAAGTGGCAGGCCTACTTGGAGCAACGGCACCAACTGGGTTGATGCAAATGGAGATGCACTTGTCTAAATTGAGATACTATGAAAGGAAACAATCTTGTGAAAGTCCCCGGTGAGCTTTATGCTCCTACCAGTAAAGGTAGAGTGGTTTCCGCAGACGGGGTATATGATTACATACAGGGGAAGAACCAAGAGCAAATCAATGAACAGGTGGTAGAGACCTCTGAGGAGGCCAAGCAGATTGCACAACAGGCTGCTGCAAGTGCCTCCAGCATGGAGAACATTGTGAATGTTCTTAGGGACCAAGGTGAGCAGGACATTGCCACCGCCCTTGACCATGAGGCCAGAATCCAGAGCAACACCACCAAGGTTGACAAGCTTGCGAACCAGCTTGGAGATTTTACCATCATCCTTCTCAGTGAATCTGAATATGAGGAGTTGGTAGCCAGTGGTGAACTTGACTCCAAAGCCCTGTATTTCACCTATGAAGATGAGACTGACTAATGGCTGGCTTTAGTAAGAACAACAAAGAGATTGTAGAGGTGCACTGGGGGCAGAAAGTCGTCAGTGCTATCTACAAAGGTGCTGTCCTTGTCTGGGAGGCTGCTCTTAGGATATGGAAGCACAAACAGGTATGGAAAGGCAAAGAAGTTTGGAAATACTAACCTTATACAATTTTTAGATTATGGCAGTATATACTGATTCTGAATTGAACAACCCTATCAGGGGCCTTGATGAATCTTGGGAGGGCCACACCCACCAAGAGGTTGAGAGCTTTGTCTCTGGCATCCTGAAGGAGCTTACAGATGATGTCTCTGTCGCCCTTACAATTGGTATTGTCGGTGATGATACCAAGATTTTCCTCACGGATGATACTACTGCCACATTCCAGTACATGGTAGATTATTTGGTGGATGGCAATCCTTCCACCAACTACTCTGTGAATGTGAAGATAGGCAGCACAGTCATTCAGTCTGGTTATAAGCCGGGTGTTGGACCAGACACCCCTATCACCAGCCCTGAACTGATTACCTATCTTAGAGCCAGAGGTAACTCGGTGGTTGTTACCATTGAGGTGTATGATGAGGATAGTGGCTTCAGCAGGAGCAGGTCTGTGACATTTAACAAGAGGCAGGCTAACATTGTGTCCAACAACAGCCTTGGTACTGTGTGGACTACTGCCTTACAGCCTCAGCTGTCCTTTACCAAGACTATCAACTATGGTAGCCTTGATGTGTCCAACATTGGAACTGCTAAGATTGTGTCCACCTTCACTGACTCCGCTGGTGCTCGTGAAGTTGTGGAGACCCCGTTTGCAGCTGCTACCAACCCTGTGAGGGTTACAGTTCCTACTACACTTGCAAATGGCGCATGTTCCGTTGAATCCCATATTGTCCTTGGTGACCCTCAGGGCACTGTTGGCAACTCTGTAACTGACTCTATCATCATTGTACATGATGGTACTGATGGTATTAGCTCCCCTGAGGAAGGTACTATCTACCTCACTGTAGGTGATGTGGTCAATGCCACTGTGAACAACTATGCAAGTATCTCCTACAACATCTATGTGGTTGGTGGAGCTGCAAGTCTCAGGTGGCCTATCGTGTTGCAGAAGCAGGTCAATGGTGTCTATGTGGACCAAGCCAAGAAGTATGCAACCAACAACACAGTCCAAACTTGGGATTACCTTGTCACTGATGCTTCTACAAACCTGAGGATTCTGGTTCCTAACCTGAACACTGATGGTAGCATCTACTATGACAGTGGTGGTAACATCTCTGCAAGGACTTGGAAGGCTTTCACCCTGCTTGCTAGTGTGAGTGACATCGGCTGGCTCTCTGCCACTGATGGCCTTGTGTTCTCCCTGTCTGCTCTTAACAAGAGCAACGAGGACTATGATGTGGGTGTCTGGGCTGACAATGGCTATAATGCCATCTTTGAGGACATGCAGTGGGATGGCAGTGGAAGTGGCTGGACCTCTATTACCTACAATGACTATGATGGCAATGTGCTTACCTCCAATGCACTGAGGCTTGTTGGTAAGTCCAGAATGACCATCGGGGACTTCTTCCCCTTCTATAAGACTACACAATACTCTGCTGAGAACAAGGTTGGTGGTGGTATCCTTGACACAGGTGGCACTCTCAAGATTTCCTTCTTGGTGGACAATGTTGCTGATGCCCATGAAAATGTCATCAGCTGCTGGGATGGTGTGGTTGGTTTCTATGTCACTGGTGATGGTTTCTACCTCAACATTGGCAATGAGCTTATCAACAACCCTAACCAGAACCAAGCTATCTCCCAGACCAACACCAGAAGGTTCCAGAGTGGTGTGAAAGTTGACCTGACCATCGTTATCCCGAGGTACTATGACACTACAGGTGCTGCTACCAACAGGGAGGTGTACTACTACATCAATGGTGAGGTTGCAGGTTACACCAGACTGGATGCAGCTGTGTATAGTCTGTCTCAGCTTCTGGCCACCCCTCTTGTGTTTGGTGGTGATGGTGCTGTGTTGAACATCTTTGACATCAAGTACTGGAACAGGCCTCTCAGTGCCCTTGAAGTGTTCCATACCTATACTATGAACCTTGACAGCTCTGCCCAAATCAATGGTATCTTCAACAAGAATAACTTCTATGCTGAGTCCAATGGAAAGGCTGTGGTCACTATCACTCAGGCAATCGCCTATGGTAAGTACCTCGCAGAGCAGGGCAAGACCAACTTTGCAGTGTGGGCTTCCACAAACCTCTGTAATGCTGAGGACAATGTGCCTATTGCTGCTGGTAAGGAATCCACCAAGGATAAGACATCAAGGGGTGAGAAGTTCTACTACTTCAGATTCACCACTGATTCACAGGGCAGAGGTATCATTGACCCTGAACTCTCCTTCTTCTTGGATAGTGATACTGTCAGTGCAGGTGACAACCACAGTGCACTGAGGTTCAGAAGGCAGGGTACTTCCACTGTTGATGCTACCAAGGGTAACATCAGGATTGATGTGCAGACCAAGGACAGGGTTAAGTTCCACAAGTTCCTCTCTGAGTCTGCTGGCTTTGACCCTGAATATGACAGGCTGCTTGGCAAGAAGGCTAAGATTTGGCAGATTCCAAATGCTGATGCCCTTCCTTGCTACCTGCTTACACTGAAGAAGAACCCTAATGACTCCACCCAAGCCAGAAACCTCCCTACTGCAAAGTGGTATGAGGACTGTGCAAGGTATCTCGCAAAGCAGAATGACATCTATCTTACCTGCCTGACGAAGCCTCAGAGGGTTGAGTATGAGAGCATTATTGAGAACAGGACTGATTTGGTCACGAAGGCTGATAGGATTGATGCCATCAAGACAAGACAATGTGTGGATGGTATCCCGACAGTCGGCTTCAGGATTGACTACAACTATGCAAACGATGATGCAACCAAGTACAATCCACTCAATGATAGTGTGACTTCCTTCGGTGGTCAGTTTGATGCCATCACTGACAAGACCAATATGGATGTCTTTGGTTTTGGTCTTAGGACTACCCAAGATGCCAATGGTAACACTACCCAAACCAAGCTGGGTGCATCTGATGAGGACTTCTCCCTTGAGTGGAGAAACAATGGCTCTGATGTCTGCTGCTTCCAGACCCAAGACTTGTCTGGCTCTGGTACCTCCGTCACCTATGGTGGCAGCAGCTTTGGTAAGGGCTACCTTGAGTACAGGTATCCTACTGACAGCCCCTATGCTGATGGTGAGGACATGCCTACCTATCCTTGGCAGGATGAGAGCATCTATGGTCATGTGACTATCGGCCTTGAGAACAATGGTCCTATCCAGAGACTGTTTGACCTTGTGGCTACCTGCTCTCCTCTGAAGGGTGATGTGGAATACTCCAGCACCTTGAGGGGCAAGTACTACTGGGAAGGTCAGGAGTATGTTGATGCCCAAGGCAGGATTCCTATCAGGGATGCTGAGGATAACATTGTCACATGGGTTGAGGATAGTGAGGCCAACAGGAAGACTGTCTTCAGGCAGGAGTTCCCTAAGTGCGTGAACCTCTATCACTTCCTTCTCAATGCCCTCCTGATTGATGCTGGTCTGATGGTTGACCAAGATGTGAAGAACCAGTTCTTTACCTACTTCACGGGTGATGTTGATGCCAACGGCCACAAGCTGCTCTGTCTGCTTGGCTATGACTTTGACTCCTCTTGGGGTATGGATAATGATAACAACTTCAGGTTCAACTACACAGTCAAGTATGAGGATGGCCTGTATGATGGTAATGGCTCCAAATCCAACCTCTCCATGCTCTGGAAGCTGGTCTATGACTGCTACAGGGATGAGATGACTACTATCGCAGGTGTGCTCTATGGTGGAGGTCTCCTGAACTATGCTGGTATCAGCAAGTACATGTTTGAGAATGAGATTGACATCTTCAACTCTATCATCTACAACAACAACTCTGAGTACTCCTACATGGATGCCTCTTCCTCCAACTGGCCTAAGGTTCATGGTTCTGCAAAGGAACACAACGAGTGGTTTGTTGAGGGTAGAATGTACTTCATTGGTGGTGAGTATCTGTCCTCTGGTAGTGACCTGACTACAGACACTGCTGACTTTGCTCCAAGGTATGTCGCTTCCACTGAGGCCTTCTACAGCAATCCTTTCTATGCTCTTAGGAGGCAGGCAGGCTCTCATGGTCTGTTCTATCAGCTGGGTCTGACTGCTTACAGGAGAAGCTACTCTGCAATGAGGATTGGTTCTGCCAGCCTTGGCCCCAAGGCAACTATGGATGTTATCACTGAGTATGACAATGCCACTGGCCTGCCTACAGGTAATGTTACCAGAACCACAGGCTACATTGGTGTGGAAAGCTACACTGAGACTGCATCCGACTTCCACCTCTACATCACAGGTTGTAAGGACATTAAGACCATCACTGGTCTGCCGGGTATCTTCCTGAATGCCATCAACAACTGGGGTGAGCTGGTGAATGTTGAGAGCCTTGAGTTGGGTAGCACGGACTCTATGGTGGTGAATGATGTCACTTACTACTATGAGAACCCGTTCCTCTCCAGTCTGAATACCCAAGGTGTCCTCTTTGGTGCCTGCAAGACCCTTAATCTGGCAGGTCTGTCTGGACTCACAGGTGTTCTCTCCTTGGCTTCCTTCCCTATCTTGGAGACCTTCACAGGTATCAGGATGCCTAATGTCACCTCCATCTCCCACCCTGCGGGTAGCTCCTTGAGGGCTGTAAGCTATCCTGCTAACCTGCAAAGCTGGGTGATTGACAACAAACCTAACCTGAATAGCATTACCTTTGAGGGTTACAGCTCCATTGGTACAATCAGTGTTACCAAGTCCAGTGCTGTGGCAGCTAAGAAGGCCATTGAACTGCTTAATAACTTAATGAGTTAAATATGTCTTTACAAAAATTCACATGGGTAAATGGGACTCCAACCAGTCCCATTACCCTTACTACTGATGAAATCAATGTTCTGATTGCAGCTAAGAAGGCTGGGAACATTGACATGACGGTGAGTGGCTACTACAACACCACCAGTGGCTCCATCAGGAATTACCTGTATCAAGTCCTTAAGGACCTGTTCCCTGACCTCAACTATGTGGGTGCAGCCTCTACCATTGTTGCAGATGATGTCCAAATCAGCTTGGAAGGTGTTGAATCCATGAATGAGGGCACTGAGACCAGAATTGTTTCCACAGGTAATGTCCCTATGGATTACCTCTCATTCCAGTTCTCCTATGTCAGTGGCTCCGTTGACACTCCTGCTGACATTACTGACAGACTTAGTGTTGTCAAGAAACAGGATGCAGGTGGAAATGATGTGTGGTACCTCAAGGCAAGCAAGCCTATTGAGAATACCACATGGAATGCCCTGCTCAATATCACTGCTTATCCTTCCTACCTTTCTGAGATTCCTCAGTCTGGTGCAAGCAACAGGGCAGACTACAATATCAGGGTGAATGCAGTTGCCCTCAATGGTATCTACATCTCTGGTAGTACTGACATCAAGCAGGGTCAAAGGCCTACCTATACAGTCCTTCCTACCAATGCCAATACCACCAAGATTACTGAGAACACCATCTACTCTTTGGCTATCAGCCCTAACAACACAGGTATTTCTCCTGTGATTGGGTCCTATGCCCCGGGTGACTATGGCTCTCTTACAGGAAATGGCAACACATGGGTATTCAATGCAGCTGCTGCTGGCACATCCACCTTCACTGCAAACATCTTCCTGCTCAGCACTGAGGATGGTGGTTCTTCCATTGCAAGTGCTTCCCTGCAAGTTGCATGTACACAGGGTGTCCTGAATAACACCATCACCATCAGCCAACAGGCTAGTATGGCTGCTTCCAGTGCAGGCTCCCTTGCAGTCATTGATGGTACCAACCCTCTGACCCACTATGACAACATTGCCATGAATCAGAATGGTACCTTCAAGTCTGGTCAGGACAATGCCTTTGCTTGGGTCAGGGAGAATTCCCACCTGTATGTCGGTAAATGGTCTTACGATGTCCTGAATAGCAATGAGGTCATGAACCTCAGGCAGCTCAGTGACTCTGACAAGAGGGTGTGGAATGACAACCCTGAAGGTGTTGCCACTCTGAATGACCCTTCCTATGGTGATGTATGGCTCAAGCTTCCTGAGTTCTGGTATAAGCTGGAACCTTATAGGAATAACAATAATGAGATTGTGGCCAATGCCTATACCTTCTCAGTGGCTGTAGAAGACCCTGCCATTGGTAGTCTGACTGGTGATTGGATTCACTGGGATGGTCTCACCCTGATTGCTGTGTATGAAGGCTATGTGTACAATAACAGGCTCTACAGTGTCTCTGGCCAGAACCCTTACGCAAGAAATGCTTGCAATGTGTATGATGGAGACCCTACAAACCCTGTGAGCTACAATGCTGTCAATGCAAGTATTCAGACCTACAAGCACACCTATGCTGCAAACAGAGGCTCCAACTTCCATCTGGTATCTTGGGAGGCTCACTGCATCATGGCTCTGCTTGGCTATGCCTACTATGGTAGTGTGGACATCCAATCCATCTGTGGTAGAGGTACTCCTACTCACTGGACTGTAAGTGGTACTACTTACTATTTCCCGAGAGTTACTGGTCTCTGCGACTCCTATGGTATGAATGACACTGTTAAGAGTGTTGTTGATGCTTGGGAAGATGGTACACAAGCCTATGACATTGATGGTACCAGAATCCCTGATGCCAATGGTTACATTGACATTCAAGATGACAAGAGTGTAAACTTCTGGGGTCTTGAGAACTGGTGGGGCAACATCAATGAGTTCATGGACAATGTGATGACTGTTGATACAAACAAGCATGTGGGCATCTTTGCTCTGGGTGCTTACTTCATCAGCGGTGGTAAGGCACAGGTCTCCAGCTCCAACAACACGGAGGTTGAGCCTACTGTGGTTGCTGATGCTTCCACTGCAAGTGCAGCCTGCATCAAGGGCTTCCAGTTCCTCAATACTAATGGTGACTTTGTGGGCCTCATTCCTCAGGCTACTCTAAGTGATGCCAACTATGCCAGTGGATTCTGCGACTACGGTAGTGTGACTCCCTATACCTCTTATGTGGCTGGTCGGTCTGGTAGTTCGGCTAATCTTAGTG